ACTGAGAGCCAAGCACACGCAGTTGTTTCACTGGAAGGGGTGATGCCAAGGGTACAGACTTACAAGAAGGTGAGCAAGCCAGCAAAGCCATATAAGAAAGATGGCAGCCTATCAGTAACAGGTGAGAAATGGACACAGTTGTGTAAAGATAACGATATTAATTTTGATAGTGATAAAGAGTATAGTGTACCTGCTGCACTTAAAGAACCTAAAGCAACGTCACCAGTACAGGTTAAAGATTGGTTGTTCGGTTTAGGCTGGAGTCCTATGACATTCAAGTATGTTGAGGACGGGGTAGACCATAGAGGAATGCCACAGAAGAGGGCTATACCACAGATAAAGAAAGGAGATAACTTGTGCCCTAGTGTAGTCAAGATGATTAACAGCAAGCCTGAGATTAAACACCTTGAAGACTTTGGTATTGTTGCACACAGAAAAGGGCTAGTCACTGGCCTACTAAAGAATGTAGATGATAGCGGCTTTGTTATTGCAGGTATACAAGGGCTAACTAATACACTTAGATTTAAACACGCAGTGTGCGTTAACATACCTAGTCCTCGCATGCCATACGGTACAGAGATAAGAAGTCTTTTAACTTCATCATCTAGTACGCATGAGTTGTGCGGTAGTGACATGAGTAGTTTAGAAGATAGAACCAAGCAGCATTACATGATGCCTATTGACCCTGACTACGTAAAAGAAATGAACAAGGATGGGTTTGACCCACACTTAGACATTGCAGTAGAGGCTGGCTTCTTAACTCGTAAACAATCAGAGGCTTATAAGGCTGGTAACTTTAGTGTGTACAACAAGGCAGAGTTAACAGCACAAAGACACAAAGGAAAGACCACCAACTATGCCTCTACCTATGGGGCAGGTGCGGAGACTATAGCAAGGGGTGCTGATGCCACAGTAGCAGAAGGCAAGAGATTACATACAGCATATTGGGAACGGAACTGGAGTCTCAAGGCTATAGCAGACGAGCAGATAACTAAGACATTAAATAGAAACAACTGGTTGTATAATCCAGTGAGTAAAATATGGTATGTCTTAAGAAGCAAGAAGGATATATTCTCGACACTTAATCAAGGCACTGGTACTTATTGTTTTGATATGTGGTTAAAGGAAATGCTAAAGAAAGATGTTAAGTTCTTAGGTCAGTTCCATGACGAGATTATATTTGAAGTACCGCTAGGCTATAGGGTAGGAGTTACTAAGTACCTTAAGTCTTGCGTAAGTGAGGTGAACAAAACGCTAAACTTAAATAGAGAGTTAGACGTAGATGTAGACTTTGGTATTAATTATTCAGAGATACATTAATTGTTTGACAAAACTAATAAGTTAGTATATACTGTAAATTCTTATAACAAGAAAGGAAAGAAACCATGAAAAAATTATTAACTGTAGTACTAGTAGCTTCAACATTCCTAATCACTGCATGTGGTGTACAAGAAGACGAAGCAGTCGGAACAGCTAAACAAGTTAGCTCGGTTACAGCAGACTACCATGCAAAAATGGTAAGTACTGAGGTATTAAAAGAAGGGACTAAATAATATGGCTATTAAAAGATTAGCAACAGCACCAGTAGGATCAGAGACAGTAGACATACCTAACTTGGGGGCAGGTGAACATGAAGGTAGGTTACGATATGTTGCAGACTTAGGTATGCAAGAACGTACACCTTTCCAGAAGGGTGATCCAGAACGCGCACCTTGCCAGCAGTTATCTTTGGGTATTGAGATTGTTGGAGAGACTATTGAGGTAGACGGTAAGACATTACCTAGACTGTTATGGTCGCCACCTTTTAACGTGTTCAATACCATGAGTGGTTTAGGAAAGGAGTTAAAGTTCTTCAAGGCTTTTGATTCTTCCGCTAAAGAAGACACTGTTGCAGATTGGGATTCAGTATTAAATGAACCTTGTAACGTAACAACTGTCTTAAATGAAGGGAAAGGAGCAAGTGCAGGTAGAACCTTTGACAACATCGTAGGTATAGCAGCTATCCCAGCTAAGTATAAGGCTGGTGTAGAGAAGGGTATAGTCACTGATGGTTGCACTGGTGATTGTGAAGATGATGATAACCCTGCACAGTCTAACATGTACGGACTGCCTGATGTACTGCATAGCAGACGTATCACTTCTTCTGTCTCCGAAGTAGAGACAGTAGAGGAAATGCTAGAAGATGTTGAAGCTGTTCCATTCTAACATGGAGCTTCTGATAGATGGTGATGTAATAGTATACCGTATTGGTTTTGCTACGCAGCACAAGGACGAGGAGGGGGAGATCATTGCTGATCCCCTCGCCTATGCCTTACACAGTTGCAAACAATACTTAAACGGTATGATAAGAGATACTAAGGCTGATAGTTACAGGTTGTTTCTAACAGGTCAAAGTAACTTTAGAATATACATAGACAAGGAGTACAAAGCAAACAGAAAGGATACTGCCAAGCCTGTACACTATCAAGCTATAAGAGATTACATGGCTAAGAATTTTAAGGCAGAGATAATACACCACATGGAAGCTGATGATGCCTTATCACTTAATCAAACCGAAGACACAATGATAGCAAGCATAGACAAAGACTTGCTGATGGTAGCAGGTAAGCATTACAACTTTGTTAAGAAAGAGTACACGACAGTTACACAAGAAGAAGGTACTCACTGGTTTTATATGCAGATGTTAATGGGAGATAAAGTTGATAACATTATTGGAATACGTGGTATTGGTAAGGTCAAAGCTGCAAGGATTTTATCTGAGAGCAAGGATTGGGATGCTTCTGTGGCAAGTCACTACAAAGATTTCTTTACAGAGGAAAATTGGTATCAACGCATGGTACAAAATACTCAGTTACTTTGGATGCTACAAAAAAATGTAAAGATGCCAATGGATATAAGAGGTGACTATGAATAACTACAGGAGCAAGTTTGAAGAAAGGCTTGCTAAAGACTTAGAAGACTTTACTTATGAATGTACCACCCTAATGTATAACAAACGGACTAACAGAAAGATGGAGTGTTTAGATTGTGGCAGTCAGCATGTACTACAGAAAGCTAAATACTTAACAGACTTTAGATTATCTAATGGTATATACATAGAAGCAAAGGGCTGGTTCAAACCAAGTGATAGAACTAAGATGGAGTCAGTCATTAAGTGTAACCCTGATGTTGACATTAGAATGTTGTTTCAAAAAGATGGTTGGACTACTAAGAAAAAAATACAGAAGTATTCTGAGTGGTGTGATAAACGTAAAATAAAATGGGCTGTTGGTAAAGTTCCTATTGAATGGACAAAGGAGTAAGTATGTGTACAGAAACAGCTTGTTATAATTGCGGGGCAAGAAACCCAGACTTTACTACTGACGGATATTCCCGCAGTTGTAGTGAGTGTGAGGTTAAAGGCACTGTTCTTACAATAACAGAAATGTGTGATTATATGTTTGACTTAGACTTAAAGGGACACATAAACCATACTAAGTACGAAGACTTTATTGATGAAGACTTTGATAAGATAGACTTAGATTTTAATGATGAAGAACAAACACTAGCATATAACGATGCTTATAAAGACTATTTAGAAGAGGACGAGCAATGAAAATTTTAGTGATACCTGATACACAAGTTAAGAAAGGAGTACCGTTAAGCCACCTGCTACATGCTGGTAAGTACGCTGCTGCTATGAAGCCTGACGTTATCGTACACATAGGAGACCATTGGGATATGCCCAGCTTGTCTTCTTATGATAAAGGCCGTAAGTCTTTTGAAGGTAGACGATACAACGATGATATAGAAGCTGGCAACAAGGGTATGAATTTGTTTATGCAACCTATCAGAAAAGAAATGAACAGGTTAAAACTTAACAAGAAGAAACAGTGGAAGCCTCGTATGGTATTCACAATGGGTAACCATGAGAACCGTATTAACAGAGCAGTAGATGCCGATGCTATCCTTGAGGGTGTGATAGGAGAGAAAGACTTTGACCTTAAGGGTTGGGAAGTGTCACCTTTCTTAGAGCCTGTTATTATTAATGGTGTTGCTTTTGCTCATTACTTTTGTAGTGGTGTTATGGGTAGACCAGTATCTAGTGCTAGAGCCATGATAAATAAAAAGCACATGAGTTGTGTGATGGGACACGTACAAGATAGAGACATAGCATTTAGTAAGAGGGCTGACGGCACTGCAATTACTGGTATCTTTGGTGGTATCTTTTACCAACAAGATGAAGAGTACCTAACACCACAGACTAACGGTAGTTGGAAAGGTATATGGATGCTTAATGATGTACAGAACGGCAGCTTTGATGAAATGCCTGTTAGTCTTTCATACTTGGAGAAGAAGTATGGATAAAAGTTACAGCAAGTATAACCTTACTGTTGCTGTTAATTCTATCTTAACTCATAGTGATGTGATAGTCTATTGGGATGGAGAAGGATTCCAAGCAGTTGTTGATGATGGTACTTACCCATTACATACTAGCAACTTGCTTGGTAAGTACAGCACATGGTCTACCAACAAAGATATACTTGCTGATGCTGACTTTTTTATGAAGGAGCTTAATGAGATTGTCTGGCCGGAAGAAGTAAGGATAGATGCCATAGGACAGAATGGAAATACAGGAGAACACTATGGAGAATAAACAGATAGGAGGTAATCACTACAAGCAGCACAAGATACAACCTTGGGACATTATAGACGAGTACAAGTTATCTTTCTATGAGGGTAACGCATTAAAGTATCTGCTCAGAAACAAAGGTAAAAGAAAAGAGGACTTACAAAAAGCTATTCACTACTTAGAAAAAATAGTAGGGAGTTTGTAATGAATGATGATGATGATGATAGCAAGTTCAGGTTTAGTTTTGTACCAGCAGAGATAGACGAGTACGGAAACTTTGTTATTTTCGGATACCCTTTTATAGGGGGTTGGTTACCCAAGTTAGCTTTTCAAACTGAGATAACTTATGATGATGTGTTCAATCCCAAAGAGAAAATAAAGTACCATGTATTTATAGCGGAGTGGTTTTTAATAGGCTACATGGTTATATATAAAGTAGAAACAACAACTATGTTTAAGGATAAGAAAGATGATAACTGACAAACAAGAAGCATATATAATAGAGTATCCTCAAGCAGAAGTGTTTGCAGAACAGCAGGAAGATATCTTCTGGACTGCTAAAGAGATAGGTATGGACAAAGACCTACACGATTTGCATAACAACCTGACAGAAGCAGAGACACATGGAGTAGTAACAGTGTTAAAGCTGTTCACTAAGTACGAGATACACGTAGGCAATGAGTACTGGTTAGACTTTGTACGTAAGAAGTTTAAACGCCCTGAGATACAGCGCATGGCTTCCTTGTTCGGCATGTTTGAATTGAATGTACACGCACCATTTTATAATAAGATAAACGAGGTTCTTAACCTTAACACAGAAGAGTTCTACAACAGTTACATAGAAGACAAGACCTTGAAAGGTAGAATGGATTGGTTAGATAGTCAGTTCGAGGGTGACGATACTCTGTACTCGCTGGCGGTAGGTTCTATTATTGAAGGTGCTGTACTGTACTCTAACTTTGCATTCTTAAAACACTTCCAAGCAGAGGGCAAGAACAAGCTAGTCAACCTAACAGCAGGTATTAACTTCTCTGTACGTGACGAGAACCTACATAGTCTAGCTGGTGCATGGTTGTATAATACTCTAAAGGAAGAGTCAGAGTTAGATGTAATAGCTACAGATAGATTAACCCAAAAGATTAACAAGACCTGCAATAAGATACTAGAACATGAGAGTAGAATTATTGATATGATATTTGAGAAGGGTGATATACGTGGTATAACAGAACATCAGATGAAACAGTTTATCAAAGCAAGATTAAACTTGTGCTTGAACCAATTAAAACTTGAACCTTTGTACGAAGTAGAGTATGATCCTATTAGTAAGTGGTTTTACAAGAATATAAATAGTGGTCAGTTACATGACTTCTTCCACAAGCAAGGTAACAATTATAATAGAGATCACAGTGAGGCTAAGTTCGTATGGTAAATAGTAGTAAGTCAATCTATCAAGATTTAAGTGACGAAAGAAAACAGTTGCAAAGTGTGGGTAAACTACCACAATGGTACTCAACTTCTGCATGGCAGTTACTAAAAGAAAAGTATACAACGGATAAGTATCCTGACCTATACTCAATCTATAAAAGAATAAGTAGCGCAGCTTCAAAGCACATGGATGATGAGGAACATTGGGATAAAGTATTCTTTAACTTACTATGGTCAGGGCACTTAGCATGTAGTACACCAGTGTTAGCTAACATGGGTACAACAAGAGGCTGTCCTGTTAGTTGTTCAGGTAATTATGTAGGAGATAGTGTATATGAATTTTACGAGTCACAAAAAGAAACAGCGATACTTACAAAAAATGGCTTCGGAACTTCTTCTTATCTTGGAGCAGTCAGAGGAAGAGGAGAACCTATCCGTTCGGGGGGTAATGCTTCTGGGGTACTGCCAGTACTTAGAGGCTATATCCAACTTAGCAGGGACGTTAGCCAAGGAAATACAAGAAGAGGTGCGTGGGCAGGATACATTGAAATAGACCATCCAGACTTCTGGGAAGTTGTAGCTTACATATTAAATAACCCTGATGATTGTAATGTAGGTTGGTTAGTATCAGATAAGTTTATACAAAATTTAGAAGATGGTGATGAAGAGTCTATCAACCGTTACCAACGCGCACTAAAAACTAAGATGGTAACTGGTAAAGGTTACTTTGTATTTATTGATAGAGTTAACAGAGCAAACCCTGATTCATATAAGAAGCATGGGTTAACTGTCAAGGCTTCTAACTTATGTACTGAGATAACATTACCCTCTGACGAGTTTCATACCTTCACTTGTGTACTAAGCTCTATGAACCTAGCTAAGTATGATGAATGGAAAGATACTGATGCGGTACAAAACGCTATAGTATTCCTTGACTGTGTAGCCGAAGAGTTTATACAGATGGGTAGGGGTATCAAAGGCTTAGAGAAAGCAGTACGATTCACTGAGTCAGGTAGAGCATTAGGACTAGGTACACTAGGCTTTCATAGTTACCTACAGCAGAACATGATTGACATAGAGTCTACAGAAGCTCACATGTTAAACAACACTATGTTCAAGGGCATACAGAAGGAGGCTAAGAAAGGCTCTCAGTGGCTCGCTAAGGTTAAAGGAGAACCTAAGTGGTGCAAGGGTGAAGGGGTACGCAATACACACCTTCTAGCCATTGCTCCTAATAGTTCAAGTGCTTTGATATGTGGTGGTGTTAGTCAAGGTATTGAAC